AGCCGACAGTGAAGCTAATACTGCACCCGAGTCGGCGCCTAACGAGCAAAGGCGATCCGACACCAGTAGCGACGACAGCACTGCTGAACAGCGTTATCGCACCCTTCAGGGTATGTATAATGCTGACACTGCCCGGTTTAGGACAGAAAATCAGCAGCTTAGTAATAGGGTTGCACAATTAGAGCAGTTACTATCTACGTTATCCGCACCGGCTCCGACCACTTATGCTCAGGCTGAGCGGTTGGTGACTGATAAGGATGTCGAGGATTATGGCGACTCCATCGAAGTCATGCGTCGTGTGACTCGTGAGGAGGTTTCGGCGGCTAACCGCCGGGTTGCCGAGTTGGAGCAAGTGGTTCGCCAGTTGCAGACCAACGTAGTTCCTCGTGTTGAGCAGGTCGCTCAACGTCAGGCTGTAACGGCTGAGCAGGCTTTTTGGAGCGAACTAGCTACGGTGGTCCCTGAATGGCGTGATATTAACGCCAGCCAAGACTTCCATAGTTGGCTGCTTGAGGTTGATCCTCTGACCGGGCTTACCCGGCAGACCTACCTTGATGATGCTCAGCGTAACCTCGATGTGCGCCGTGTTGCTGCTTTCTTCACTGCCTGGGAAGGTTCAAATGGTCGATCTGTTGCTCAACCAAATCGGGGCGTAGTGGATTCCCAACTCGATAAGCAGGTAGCTCCGGGGCGTAGTCGCGGGGGCAGTGTCCCCTCTACACAAGCACCGAAGACCTATTCCCATAAGGATATCGCCAAGTTCTTTGATGATGTTCGTAAGGGTGTTTATCGGGGTAAGGAATCTGAACGCGACCGTATCGAGCGCGATATCTTTTCCGCACAGCGGGAGAATCGCATTGTCGCAAATGGTTAAATGGAGATAAGCTATGAGCTTCCCTGTTGCTCCTGGCCGTCCCAACTACTCGGGGAATTTCATCCCTGAGATTTGGTCCGGCAAACTGATCGAAAACTTCTATGACGCCACGGTCCTCGCGGCGATTTCCAACACTGACTACGAAGGCGAGATTCGTAATCAGGGTGATACGGTGAATATCCGTACGACCCCGAACATCACGATCCGCGATTACGTCAAGGGGCAAAATCTTGTCGTGGAAAACCCCGACAAGCCGAAGCTCCAGTTGGTTATCGACAAGGGCGAATATTTCGCTTGCGTTGAGGATGATATTGATCGCGTTCAGTCTGATGTGAAGCTGATGGACCTGTGGTCCAAGGATGCTTCTGAGCAGATGAAGATCAAGATCGACCAGCGCGTTCTGACCGACATGCTGCCGGACATTGCGTCTGGTAACAAGGGCGCCACCGCTGGTGCGGTGTCTTCCGCGTTCAACCTCGGCACGACCGCTTCTCCGCTGTCTGTGTCTAAGGATGGCGCTGGTGGCACTGCTTCCGTGCTCGATCTGATTGTGGATATGGGCACCGTGCTTGATGAAGCTAACTGCCCTGAAGCTGGTCGCTTCCTGGTAATTCCGGCCCGCATGGCCGGTCTGATCAAGAAGTCCGAGCTGAAGGATGCTTCTCTTGTTGGTGACAGTATTTCCGTGATCCGCAATGGTCGCCTTGGCATGGTGGATCGCTTCACGCTGTATGTCAGCCATAACCTAAAGGTTGACACTGGCGGGAAGTACAACATCATCGCTGGTACGAAGATGGGTCTGACGTTTGCTTCTCAGATGACTGAGATGGAAACGATCCGCTCCGAAACGACCTTCGGTAACATCATCCGTGGCCTCCAGGTCTATGGCTATAAGGTTGTGAAGCCTGAAGCCTTGTCCCAGGCCGTTGTGACCTTCGCCTAAGGAGCACCGACATGACCGCATTTACTGACTCCTACGGCTTTAATAAGGGCTCCACAGCCTACCCGTCCACCTACACCAACCGCTTCACGGTAGTTGAGATTGATCTCGACTTCGCCAAGATTGCGGCTGCGCGTTCGGCGGCGGGTGTGGCTGCCCTGGCCTCTACCGACACCCTGGTCCTCTGCACGCTGCCGAAGGGTACGTTCGTTCTGAACGGCTCTGCGGTGCTTGTGAAGGCTGAGGGCGCTGCTGCCAACATTGACGTTGGTATCAGCGGCGGCACCACCGACTTCTGGATCGACGGGTTCGATCTGAATGGCACGGTTGGTACTGTTGGCGGTTATGCTGACGCGGCTGCTTACCTCTGCACGGCGGATACCAATGTGTTGCTGACGATGAACAGCAACAGCGTTGATGTTGCCCGTGTGAAGGTTCAGCTCGCCGTGGTCAACATGGGCGCCGATCAGGGTAGCATCCCGAGCTCGTAACCCGGTGGGGGCTTCGGCCCCCATCTCCAACAGGAGATAGATCATGGCTCTCTATACGGGTATTACGCAGTCTAACCTACGCGCTATTGAAGCGAAGGTTGATAGCCTCGTGGTTGGTACGGTTACCAGCATTGCTGTTCCGGTTTCCGCCGGATCAACTTTGACTGTGACCGCTGCTTCCCATGCCGGGAAGATTATCGCTTTGGATGCCGCTGCGGGCTCCACTGTGACGCTTCCTGCGGCAACCGGTACGGGTAACGTGTACACCTTTGTGACCAAAGCTCTTGCTACTAGCAACAGCCATGTGATCAAGGTGGCCAATGCGACCGATGTGTTGTCTGGGTCGTTGACCGTGGTTGATAACGCCGATGGCACTGCCACGACGTTTGGGACCGTGGCTGCGAGCGATACGATTACATTGAACCGCACCACGACCGGCTCGGTGAAGATTGGTGAGCGTATCAACATTGTTGATGTGGCTGCTGGTTATTTCAGCGTCACTGGCACTGTTATCGCTACCGGTTCTGAAGCTACGCCGTTCAGCGCAACCGTGTCTTAATGAATAGGGGCTTAGGCCCCTATTCTCCTTTTTACTCAGGAGCTACGTGATGCCCACAAACCTGACTGGTAGTAAGATCAAGGATACTTACAGCCAGCTCCTTCATGTTGATGGGGGTCCAGCGGCATCTGAGAAAGTGGTGTATAGCGGCACTGGGGTTGCTACTGCTTTGTCTGTAGGAACCGGTTCAGCATCCGTTGATAACCTAAAGTTTGACGGTAATACTATCTCATCTACGAATACCAATGGTGATATCAACATCACGCCCAATGGTACGGGTGCAGTTGTTATCCCGACTGCTACGTTTACAACATTAAACGCAACTACTTTCAGTACTACTGCTGCGGCAGCACATATTGACCTTACGGGCGCCACGTTTACCGCCGATGGCACAGATACCAATATCAGTATCACCCTGGTCCCCAAGGGGACCGGTAAGATTGTCGCTGACGGCGTTGGTATAAATGGCGGCGTGATTTCTACCACTACTACAAACCAGAACCTAACTCTCTCGCCAAACGGCACCGGCGAGATTGTCGCTACAAGACCTTTCGGTTATGGTGGTTCAGGTACTGGTGGTACGGTTACGCAGGCAACAAGCCGCACCACGGGTGTCACGCTTGACAAGCTGAGCGGTCAGATCACGTTATTTGCAGCCACCGCTATTTCAGGGCACGCCTCCAATGAGTTCACTCTGACCAATAGCTTCATTGATGCGACCGATGTGGTTCATGTTTGCTTCGCGTCTGGGCTAACCTCAGCGCAGTATGGCGTGACGGTTACTGCTGTTTCCGCTGGGTCGTGTAAGATCACGGTCTCCAACTTCAGTAATTCGGCTACGCCCTCCGATACCCCCGTGCTTAACTTCGTTGTTATCAAAGGAGTAAACGCCTAATGGCCAAGACCCCTGCATGGCAGCGTAAGGAAGGGAAGAACCCGGAGGGCGGTCTGAACGCTAAGGGGCGAGCATCCTATAACCGCGCTAACCCTGGTAAGCCTGGGTTGAAGGCACCTCAGCCTGAAGGTGGCCCGCGCAAAAAATCATTCTGTGCAAGAATGACCGGCATGAAGAAGAAGCTGACCAGCGCCAAGACGGCCAATGATCCCAACAGCCGCATCAATAAAAGCCTGCGGGCCTGGAACTGCTGATGGCCGCGTCGATCCCCAAGAACCCCTCCCTTTGGTCTCGCGTGAAGGCTGAGGCCAAGGCCAAGTTTAAGGTGTACCCGAGCGCCTATGCTAATGCGTGGGCTGCCAAGGAGTATAAGAAGCGCGGCGGAACGTGGGGAGGCTCGGACAACCGGGTATCCAAACGTGGCTAAGGGCGGTCTCGGTAAGTGGTTTGGTGAGAAGTGGGTTGATGTAAAGACCGGGAAGCCATGTGGTCGATCCGGTGCCAAGGATACTCGCGGGTATCCTGCTTGCAGGCCAAAGGCCGCAGCCGCTAAGATGACTTCCTCACAGAAGCAGACTATGGCGGCGCGTAAGACAGGCCCTGCCCGGCAGTCGTGGCCCGTTACCCCTTCTGGAAGGAAGAAGTGAATGACTATCCGATACCTTAAAAGCCGTAAGGATGGGTGGATTTTTGAGTGGGACCCCATTCTGGCTCAGAACCCGATTCTGTATGAGGTGACTGAGGAGGAGGCTTATCCCGAGCGATTCATCCCGGTTGCGGCGATTGAAGCTGTGTCTGCTAAACGCACTCGCAAGAAAGCCGAACCTGTGAATTTATTTACGGCTGACATCCCAGAAGAACCGGGTTATACTAATGAAGCTCTCAATGCTGAGGCTTCTAAGGGTCTGCCAACGTGACACCTTCGGACGTAATCGTGGAGGCGCGCAAGCTCCTTCAGGATACACAATCACCGTATCGCTATAGCGACACAGACCTTGTCGGGTATGTGAATCAGACGCTAAAGCGGATGGCGGTGTTTCGTCCGACTTTGTTTACGAATATCACAAGTGTTCCGCTCACCGGTAATACGGTCATTCAGGACCTACCATCGGATGCTCATCGGCTTGTTCAGATTTTCTATATAGATAACTACAATTCGGTGAATGAAGTTGAGCGGGAAATTCTTGAACGGGCTTATCCGCAATGGGTATCTGATCCTGCCGGAATCCCGTTTAACTTCATCCGCCACCCGAGGAACGCTACCAAGTTCTTCCTCTACCCCCGGCCTATTGCCAATCTGACGGCTACCGTGGAGTACGTGGTTGAACCTACAACGTACACAATCAACCAAACCATCCTGTATCTGAAGGACACTTACCTCGGTGTGGTCGTTGATGGCGTTGTGTTCCTTGCTTCCTCGATTGATGATGAGCATGTGAACTCCAACCGCGCCAAGTTGTTTTTGGATTCCTTTACGCAGGCTTTGGGGGTTGACCTCCAGCAACAAGCTATCCTTGATAATGAGCGCCCGCCTGCCGGGGGTAACCGCTGATGGCCACTCGCCCTTTCTCCACGCTGTCTGCTAAGGTCAGCGCAAGCGTCCCAGGGTGCCCTTACCCTCTGGTGGTGCAGTATATTCGTGATGCAGCTATTCGCGTCTGTGAGCGTGCTCTGGTGTGGCGCTACGAACAGCCCGCGTTTAGCTTGACCCCGGGTGTTTATCAGTATTCCTTCAACAAGCCGGATGATACGCAGGTGCAGGCAGTCCTATCTGCCACCCTGAACG